AAAATGAAGTAGTACTTTTGTAGTGTTCATACGAACATCGTTTTAATGTTATGCTTTTGGGGGGTGCTTTGCCCCCCTTTTGTTTTATTAAAAAAAGTTTATATATTTACACCAACATTAAAACTTTATTATGCAATTCAATTTAAATACCGAACAGCAAGATGCGATACTCTACGCTGTATCACACACACTCGCTAACAAAGGCGATATGTCTAATCAAACCCTTAATGACTTATACGATGTACTCGATATGTTTAAGATAGAAGAGAACAAACGATACGGATTATATAGTGGAACTCATGAAGGACTTTGATAGGGCACGATTAGAAACTATGGGCAATAGAATAGAAGAGTTAGAAGCCCATATAGAAATTTTAGAAAAACAATTAGAATTATATTATGCAGAGTAAAATCACTCAAATAGAACCGAAAGGTACTTATACAAACGCATCAGGTACTTTTAATAAGTATCAGGTGTATCTCGCAAATGGTAACAACTATCAGTTTTTAGCCAAAGGCGAATTTAAAAAGCAGGTGGGCGAAACCATCGACTTTGAAGTAACGAATGAGCAATACAACACAGCGAAGCTCATCTACAACAAACCCATACAAGCAGCACCGACTGCAAACAGAGAACAGATTATTGTTCGCCAAAGTATGGTAAAAGCTGCTGCCGACTTTCACGCATCAAGACCGAACGCAGATATACAAACAGTAATAGCAGATGCGCAACTATTAATAAACTTTGTGAACAATGGGTAGTATAACAGGAACTGTCAAACGAGTAGGACAAACAACTACTAAAGGTAATTATCAATTTAGAGAACTTGTATTAAACACTAAAGAGCAATATCCACAGATATTAAGTGTTGTATTTTCAAATGACAAATGCACGACTTTAGATCAATACAATGAAGGCGATCACGTAGAGGTTCAGTACAACCTTAGAGGGCGTGAGTGGACTAACCCACAGGGGGAAGTCAAGGTTTTCAACACAATCCAAGCGTGGAAAATCCACAAACAAGCAGAGGGTGTCGAAGCTAAAGAACACGCACCTGATAGAGCAGATTTACCATTTTAACCAATAGGGGGCTAACTACCCCCTTTTTTTATATAACTTTACCAAATGCTAATAAACTTTGACAAACATCTTAAGAAACTCAATGATATACGTGCAGGAAAAGTAAGCGAGGGTTTACGCTTAGGAATAGATAGATTAGATAATCACTTTCGATTTGTGCATGGTAATCTTAACTTTATTTTAGGACACGCAAACACAGGTAAAACACACTTAGTATTTTATTTGATGTTTCTGTACTCACTAAAGCATAACGTCCGATGGCTTGTGTTCAGCAGTGAGAACGAACCCTACGCACTAATTAGAAAGCTCATAGAGTTTGCAGAGGGCAAACCAATTAATCAAATAGAGAAAGAGGACTTTGAAAAGCAATACGATTGGGTATATAAACATTTTAAGTTTGTAGATACTGAAAAAGCGTACACTTACAAAGACCTTTTACAACTTGCTACTGCTGTAAAAAAGGCGTGGGATTATCAAGGGTTTTTAATTGATCCTCTTAATAGCTTAAAAAAGGATATCCCTAAGAACTCAAACAGCTATGAGTACAGCTACGAAAGTCTTACCGATATACGAATCTTCTGCAAACAGCATAACATTACTACGTGGATATGTGTTCACGCTGTTACAGAAGCATTAAGGAAAAAACACCCTCAGGGGCATTACTACGCTAATCAACCTATACCACCTATGGCTTCTGATAGCGAGATGGGTGGGATGAGTATGAATAGAGCTGATGACTTTTTAATCATACATAGATACATATACCACGAAACGGATTGGATATACTCAAACCTATATTCAGCTAAGGTTAAAAACCAAGAGTTAGGGTACAAACCTACACCTATGGAAGATCCGATCAAGTTTAGAAGTATATTAAATAATGTAGGGTTTGAAATAGATGGAAAAAATTTAGTAACTTACAATACCAAAGAACAAACAGATTTACCATTTTGAAAACAACACTTGAGAAGATTGCAGAAAAGCACGATGATTGGCATAGAATCGTGTTATCTTTCGGCTGCAAAGAATCCATAGCAGAAGATATCGTACAAGAGATGTACATCCGTATCCACACTTACATTACAAAGGGTGTAGATATATCGTTTGAAGATGATATTAACCACATGTACATCTACCGAACTCTTAGGGCTTTGTTTATAGACCTGCACCGAAAAGAGAAAAAAATCATTAAGACTAACATTGATAACCTTGCTGACTATATGGACGAGCAGGGGGAATCAAAACAGATAGATGTTTGTGGTGCTATGAAGCAAATGGATAATCTGCTTGACAAAACCTTTTGGTATGATCGTACTGTGTTTGAGATAATTAGCGATGGTATGCCTATTGCAGAATTAGCACGAAAGACAAACATATCTTATTATTCTCTGTACTTTACATACAAAAGAGTTAAGGATTTAATCAAAAATAATATAGAATGGGATTAGGGGATTTAGTATTTTACTTTACAAAATACACAGGAATACGTTATATAGTAAAGAAGATATCCAAACTTAGGGGTAGAGATTGTGGCTGTGATGAGCGCAGAAACAAATGGAATAACATAAAATTTTAGGATGCCAAAAGGACAGATGACCAAAGAGCAAAGAGATAGGTGGAAGCCCTATGCTGAGCTTCTTAGTGGTAATATGACAGAAGAGCATTACAAACTGATATGTGAATTACACGCTGATCTATATGCTCATAAATACCACGAACCCTGCACCTGTTCGCCTAAGCGCATTAAGGAATGGATATACCAAATAAACAAGATATATGCCTTATAAGTATAAGCAACCATTAAACGATGAGCTATACCGAAAGCTAAACAAAGACAAGAGTGTTAATCATTTTTTTCAGACTAAGTATGTAGGTAAGTGCATGAAGCTCATAAGCGACTTTCACAAATACCACGAAAGCAAAACGCATAAGGATTGGGAACACTCGTATAGATGCTCAGTAGGTTACAAGCAGCTATCCTATGTAAGCCAAAGGATACATCTAAAGAATCAATGGGTATCATTAGAGGAAGTAAAGCAATATGTTTTCTATCGTGTGATAGGGCAGACTTGGAACGGATACCAACAAGAGCTTAGCATAATAGACGAACTCAAAGCAGAGTTTACAAACATAGATATAGTTAAAACAGACTTTGAGAAAGACCATACTTATTGCATAGATGCTGAGATAATAAAAGATGATTACATTGTTTTAGGGATACAGATAAAACCTATCTCATACAAGATGATGAATACAGCTTATCAAAACAGAGCAAAGGCAAACCACAAAGAAAAGAACGATAACTACGCACGTAAGTATGCCCCCTACGTTTATGTTTACTACGATGATAATGGTATAGTAGATAAGCAGGAAACGATAAACAAGATTAATACAATAATGCACTTAAATATATAGTTATGCCATTACCAACACCAAAACCAAGAGAGGACAGAAAGGACTTTATGGCTCGTTGTATGGGCAATCCTACAATGATTAAAGAGTATCCTAACACAGAACAAAGACTCGCTGTGTGTGCTGTTCAATATAGAAAAAAATAGAAATTTGTTTATTAACATTTTTCATTATATTTGTATAACATTAAAACGATTATATGAGAAAATTTATCAATTACTTAAATAGCATTGAGGGTACTATGTACGCTGTTGCTATCACAGTTGCCTTTTGGGTAGCCATATTAGATATATTACTAATCACTTATGTTCTATTGTCATGGTTTTCAAAATAACACCCACAGGATTATATATCGTCAACAAAGGCGATATGATAGAAGTAATGACTCAAACAGAGTTTAACTTATACTACACGCAAAATGTGTGGTGGTCTAAAGCTAAAAAGTATTTAGGGCTATGAATATAGACTTTGCACAGATAGGACTTATAGGAACGATTATATGCTTGATATGGATTTTGCTCAGTTGCAATATATGATTGACTCTGCTGAGATTTTAGAAACGATCAGCAAATGGCAAAAAAAGTCAGATAATGAGGAACTGCAAAAGATATCAGAAGCAACATTACGACTCGTGTTCTATATCAATCAATTAGAGTTAGAACGATACAGCTTCAAGCGTATATTACGAGAGGAACGTCAATCAGTTATTAGAGCTGTGGAACGTGCAAGACGAGTAGAGAAAGAGTTAGAGAATTTAAAAGAGAATAAATATGGATTATAGTAAATGGCTCTATTATAACGAAGAGTCAAACCAATGCTCGATGTGTGGCAATCCCATAGAAGAGAGCGAATTATATTGTAGTGGAACTTGTTTTGAAGCAGACCTAAGATGAGCGAGATCACATTACTAAATGGGGAACGCTTTAAGAAAGACACCCTCATAGACTTATTAAGAGAAGATGAGTTTTACTATGGGTATATGGCAAAGGCAGCTCTAAGCTCATCATCAATCAAGATGCTA